TACCCTCTCGGCACAGCAGGCACCCTCGATGGTTCAGTGAGGATGGACGACTGCACTTGGGACTACGCCCACACCTCTGGCCTAACGCCAGCAACTGGGGCTGGTGTCCTCCACCACAATACCATCCTCTATTCGAACATTAGCGGTACATTGAATTTTATGGGAACCTTCAAAGGGCGTACTGTATTCAATTCACCTAGTGCAGGATCGTACGTTGAGGACACGCCTGAGAAGATCCACGGCGAATTTATCAAGAATAACGTGCGCCAATTCGAGGGATCGAAGACCCACGACTGGCTGAGTATCGCACCTAATGCGTCGGCATCGACCGCGGTGACCGTGCCGGGAGCCAAGTTCATCGATGCACGCAATTACGTTGCGAAGATGACAATCAGTACTGGAGGTTTGATCCTTTCCGCCAGTGTGACAGCAACTGATACAGTCACCGTCACCGCCTTCAACCCGACCGGCGCTGCGATTGACTTGGTGTCAGGTACATTGAGCGTGGTGGGGGTCAGGTAAGTGGCGTTCGCGGCAGGAGCGTTCAACCCCAGCGCTTTCGTTGTCATCATCGACATCGCAGTTGGTGTAGCTGCGGGGATCGTCTTCGGTCACCCGCTCAGCGTCGACGAGCTACTCCGCTTCGCCAAGGCCCTGGAGCTGGCCAGCTCGACCAGCTCGATCGCCAGCAGCTCGCGTGAGGGCTTCCTCAAGCGAGCAGCCAACGCTGCCGAGGCGGCAGCTGCAGCTATGACCTTCACTGCGGAGAGCGAGCTTGGATATTGGAAACGCCTGGCGGAAGCGCTCGAGGTCAGGTCGGGGACCAGTGGTCTGGAAGAAGCTGACAGCTACGAGGGATACATCAAGCGCATCGTCGACGCGCTCGAGGTGGTGAAGGGATCCTCAACCTCCGGCACGATGGAGCAGAGGCTCCTCGTCGGAGCTGACGGGATCACGCTGTGAAAATTGAGATAGTAGCTGACGACAGTTACGACCTCACTCCCGAGGAGCAGCGCGAGATCACTCAGCTGCTGGCTCACGACCCTCGGATCTTCTTCCCCACCCCAGGCCCGCAGTTCCAGGCGTTCACCACGGATGCCGACATCATCGGATACGGTGGGGCAGCCGGAGGAGGGAAGACCTATCTCGTCAGCGGAATGGCCTTGACCGAGCATAAAAGAAGTGTGATCTTCCGCCAGAACAAGAACCAGACCCGCAAGTTTGTTCAGGATTTCGCCAAGATGATTGGCAACTCGGATGGATATTCATCACAAAATAGCGAGTGGAAGTACGATGGCCGCCTAATAGAGTTCGGTGGTCTCGAGGATCCTAACGATCACGAGAAGTGGCAAGGGCGAGATCATGACCTCAAGGCGTACGACGAAGCAACGCAGATGCGCGAATATGACGTGCGATATACCATGGGTTGGACGCGCTCCGACGACCCAAGCCAGAGATGCCGAGTACTGCTTACTTTTAACCCTCCAACCACTGCCGAGGGCAGATGGGTTATTCGTTTCTTCGCACCATGGCTTGATCGAACTCACCCCAACCCTGCTAAGGATGGAGAGATCAGGTGGTTCACTACTGTCGGAGATGATCAGGACTACGAGTGTGAAAGCTCTGCACCTTTTGTGATCATCGATAACATCCCCCGATACGACTTCAACCCAGAGGTCTACCAACCGGAGGACATCGTCCGACCCAAGAGCAGAACCTTCATCACAGCACGGGTGACCGACAATCCATATTACATGGCGACAGGTTACATGCAGCAGCTGCAGATGTTGCCAGAGCCTTTGCGCTCACAGATGTTGAGAGGTGACTTCATGGCCGGCGTCGAGGATGATGACAAGCAGCTGATCCCCACGCGATGGGTTGAGCTTGCCCAGGAGAGATACGTTGAGCACACGAGCAAAGCGGACTTTAGATGGCCGGAGATGGCAGCGATGGGAGTTGATGCTGCCAGAGGCGGTAACATGGGAGGAACTACAGGAGCTGTTGGCAAGGACAAGATGGTTATCGCCTGCCGCCACGACGGTCCCTCCGTTCGAATTGTCGCCCCGCTCATCGTTAGCAAAGGCGTCGATGTCAACACCGGTAATCTGGCTGCGGCCCAGATCCTTAGCCATAGGAAAGCTTCAGCACCTGTCCAACTTGATGTCGCAGCAATTGGAACTTCTGTCCTTGACGCCCTCAACGAAAACAACATCCACACCGTCCCCTTGAACGGAGCCGCGCAGTCGACGGGCAAGGACAAGAGCCAGATGCTCAAGTTCAGCAACCGCAGGGCCGAGTTCCACTGGAGAATGCGAGAGGCGCTGGACCCAGAGAACCCCGTCGTCACGATGCTGCCTCCCGACCCCGAGCTGGTGGCCGACCTCACAGCGCCGCGGTGGACGGTCAAGTCGAGCGGCATCGTCGTCGAGCCTAAGGCAGACATCAAGAAGAGGATTGGCCGATCGCCCGACCGCGGAGAGGCCGTGATGTACGCGAACGTCGACACACCCAAGAGGGATTTCGGGACGGGGATGTACTCGAACCTGCCAGCTGTGCTACAGCAGAGATTGAACCAGTCGTCGAACTATGATGACAATCGACTGAAGGAGCTTGGCGGGTGGTGAAGGTAACGATCGCTGAGCAGGTTCGACAGATGTCCAACCGCATCTCCGAACTCGAGAGGCTACTCCAGGTGCAGGGCGACATCAACGGCAAGATGCTCACCTACCTCAGCCGGCAGGATCAGCCCGCACCAAGTTCGCTTATTCTTCCTGAAAGGATGAACTGATGACTGTCACCCTTATCCTCTTGCTGCTTGCATTTATCTGCTTCGTTGCAGCTGCGTTCGGGGCAACCCTCCGCAACGTCAACCTCACCGCACTCGGCCTCGCGCTGTTCGTGCTGACCTTCCTGCTCACGGACGTGAACTTTTGAAATGTGCATAGCAAAACCGAAGGCTCCCAAGCTGACGCCTATCCCCGACAGGAAGGCGTCAGTGCTCCCCGACCAGGGTGACCCGTCGGTGCGCCTTGCGAAGAAGCGCAACCTCAACAGTGCGATGATCTTCACCAAGCAGGGCATGCTCGGCGCTCCTTCGATCGCATCACCCAGCACACCCACGACGGGAGCCTAACACTTGGCCCTGACCCTGATCACCAAGCCGGAGCGCGTCGGCACCAGCTCGCCAATCGGCAACAGACGCGAGCGCCTCGAGAAGCGCTTCGCCAGCGCCAAGTCGGTGCGCGACCCCTATGATCAGGATTTCGCGGAGATCGAACGCCTATGCCTGCCTGCGCGCAGCAGGTTCATGTCGACCACCGGCCTCAAGCGAATGGCGAACACCGCCAAGCAGGACACTGCAGGCATCATCGCAGGGCGCACACTCGTTCACGGCATGTCGACAGGTCTCAGCTCACCCAGCCGTCCTTGGTTCAAGATGAGCACGGGCGACGTCGAGCTTGACCAGTTCTCCCCCGTCAAGGACTGGCTCTACTACGTCGAGCAATTGATCTACCGCCACTTCGCCGTCACCAACTACTACGACGCGAACAAGGTCGCCTATTCCGAGCTTGCTCACATGGGCTTCGCAGTCACACTCGGCGTCGAGCACAAGGAGTATGGTGCAGTCTACCACTCCTTCGACCACGGCGAGTGCTGGATTGCGGAAGACGACGGACTTCGCGTCGGCAGCCTGTTCTATGAGCCGAGCTACACAGTCGACCAGATGGTCCGCAAGTTTCCCTGGGACAAGCTCAGCCAACAGGTCCGCGACGCATACGACAAGAGCAATCTCCAGCAGATGGTCAAGGTCGCATGCGTCATCGAGAAGAACGACGACCGAGATAGTGACAAGCTCGACAGCTCGAACAAGCCATGGCGCTCGAGCTGGTACGAGGTCAGCAATCCAGATAAATCAGTTCTTCTGAAAGAGGGAGGCTTCGACAGCAAGCCCTTCTCCGCTCCGCGGTGGGAGACCACAGGCTCGGAGGTCTACTCTTCGGCGAGCCCAGGCTTCAATGCTCTTCCCGATCTTCGCGAGCTTGAGTTCGCCGCTCGCCGCAAAGGACGTGCGATGGACCTCATGGTTCGTCCTCCGATCTTCGTGCCGGGAGGGATCCAGCAGACCGCTCTGAGTATGGACCCGGGGTCGATGAACTTCATCAACGACATGCAGGGCAAGGTCGACGTCATCCGCCCTGACCCTAACGTCGGACAGTGGATCACCGAGGACATCGAGCGCATCACTCGCCGCGTCAATCAGCTGTTTTACGCAGATCTGTGGATGGCGGTCACTGACATGGAGGGCATCCAGCCGCGGAACCAGCAGGAGCTGATGTACCGCAACGAGGAGAAGCTGACCCAGCTCGGGCCGGTGGTCGACCGCGTCAACATCGAGAAGCTCGAGGTCGACATCGACCGTGCATACTCGATCCTCGACAACACTGGTCAGATCCCTCCCGCTCCGAAGGAGCTGCAGGGGCGGCCACTCTCGATCAACTTCGTGTCGATCCTCGCACAGGCGCAGCTCGCAACAGCCAACTCTGCGATCGAGCGTGCAGCTCAATTCGTCGGCTTCCTGACTGGTGTCTTCCCAGACGCAGCGATCAAGTTTGACGCTGAGCAGGCGATCGACGAGTTTGCACGCAACAGCCACACCAGCCCGAAGATCATCCGCTCCGATGAGATAGTAGCGGAGATGAAAGAGCAGATGGCTCAACAGCAGCAGCAGCAGCAGATGGCTGCAATGGCACAGCCCGCGCAGCAGGGCGCTCAGGCAGCTGAGCTTCTCAGCCGCACGCAGGTCGGAGACGGGGGGTCGATGCTCGACCAGATGATGGGTGTCTAAGCTCACGCGCGAACAACTGGCCGCCAACGACGTCGAGGCTCTGATGCTCGACACAAAGTTTTTACGGTTCCTATCGACAATCCGCGCGACCGCGCGTATAGAGACCGTTGCCTACGGCCCCGATAGCCGTCACCTCCACTTCGCGGAGGGGCGCAGGAGCCTTTGGTGTGACATCCTCCGTACTGTCGAGCTTAGCTCGCCTGACGCACTTCTGCGTATTCTGACGGAAGAGATGGTAGCATCAAAGGAGAACTCCAGTGGCCGAAGAAAATACAACCGACTCGACACCAGTGACGACGACACCGCCGGAGGCAGTCCCGCCCCAGGAGACGGTCTCGCCGGATACCTCGACTACGGATCAGCCCAAGCCTGATGAGGGCACGCTGCTCACAGCAGCGCCTGCCGAGACCCCGCCTGCTGTACCACCAGCTGAGAACGCTGCGATGTTCGGCGTGCCCGAGGGCGACTACGAGATCAGCGGACTGCCGGAAGGCACGTCGATCGACAAGGAAGCACTAGCCGCATTCAACCCGATCGCCAAGGAGCTTGGCCTCTCGAACGAGGGCATGTCCAAGGTCGCCGCGGCATACGCCAACATCCTTCCCAAGGTCACCGAGAACGTGGTCGCCGGCCTCCAGAACGACATCGCCGCACAGCATGCGACCTGGGCGACGGAGACCCTCGACTTGGTCAAGACCGATCCCACCTTTGCGGGCAAACCTCTCACCGAGGTCCAGCAGGTCGCAGCCAAGGCGCTCGACCGCATTGGCAGCCCAGAGTTCAGAGCATTCCTCGACGAGACTGGGTTGGGCAACCACCCAGAGATGATGAAGTTCGCCTACCGCGCGGGCTCAGCCATCAGCGAGGACACTACGTTCGAACGGGGAGCACCAGCTCCACGAGAGAAGTCGAGGACCGAGAAGTACTACGGAACAACCACTTAATAGGAGTTACCCATGGCAGTACAAGCAAGTGGCGTAGCCACCCTGCTCGACGTCCTTCAGGGCATGGACCCAGGCGGCAAGCAGCTGGACATTGCAGAGGTTCTGACCCAGCAGAACGAACTACTGGACGACATGACGTGGCGTGAGGGTAACACCATCACCGGCCACCGTGATGCCGTTCGCACTTCGCTACCGACCCCGTCGTTCCGCGCCATCAACGAAGGTGTGCCGGTCACGAAGGGCGGAACGACCCCGATCGAAGAGACTGCCGCGCTGCTCGAAGACTTCAGCCGTGTCGATCGCGAACTTGCGATCCTCGCAGGTGACGTCAATGCGTATCGTCTCAAGGAAGGTCGCCCGCACATCATCGGCATGGGTCACAAGATGGCGACCACCGTGTTCTACGGTAACGCCAACGTCGACCCTCGTGGTTTCACAGGTCTTGCTCCGCGTTACAACACGCTGAACACTGCCACTTCGAACACCGCGACTAACGTCATCAACGCTGGCGGCACTGGCTCGAACCTACGTTCGGTCTGGCTGATCTGCTGGAATGAAGACACGATCACAGGCATCTTCCCCAAGGGCACGAAGGGCGGTCTCGACCACGAGGACGCAACCAATGCTTCTGGTCAGGGCGCTCATGGCTTCCCTGCTGCAGCGGCTCTCGCCGACGCATCGGGCAACAAGTTCATGGGTTACGAGGATCACTGGATCTGGCGCTGTGGTTTGATGGTCAAGGATTGGCGCTACGCTGTTCGCATCGCGAACATCGACCCGTCGCTCCTGACGCTGTCTGCTGCTACTGGTCCGAACCTCACCGACCTGATGACGCAAGCTCTCGAGCAGATCGAAGACACGAACAGTGGACGTTGCGCATTCTATGTGCCTCGTGCCCTCCGCGCTTACCTGCGTCGTCAGATGCAGCAGCAGAAGGGTCAGTTCATGTCTTGGGATGATCAGGGCGGCAAGCGCGTCATGAACTTCGGTGAAGTTCCTGTGCGTCGTACCGATGCACTGAACGTCGCTGAAGCCCAGGTCGTTTAACTTAGATAGAAGGGATTGATCCCATGATCACCGACGCTCAAAACCGTCCTTCCTTCAACCAGTCTCTGGTTGGTGGTGGTACGATCGTATCGACTGACAGCATCGATTTGCTCACCGCAAATCGGAATGTCGGTCGCGCCTTCGGGACACGAATGTTCGCTGTTCTTCCGACTGCTCTGGTCGGCGCAACCAACGTTCGCGCTGAAGTTATCACCAGCGCAAGCGGCAACCTCGCATCGCCGACGGTTGTTGCGGTTGGACCGACCGTAACCACATTCGCTGCAGGCACCCGCATTCTGGATGTGGCTATCCCCGGTACCAACCAGCGCTACCTCGGCGTCCAGTACGTCGTGACTGGGGCAGCTTCTGCGGGAACGGTTACCTCGGGAACTGTCGCCGAAACCGAC